CTGCGGGAGAACAGCCGCACCCGCATGGCGCTGGCCGGGGCGAAAGTGCCCACCGAGACGCTGCTGCTGGGCCAGGCGGCAGATGCGCTGCAACTGCTGCTGTGGACGAAAACCAAGGACGCCCAGCATGGCCGGAACCGCCCCGCGCCCCTTGTGCCCACCCTGTTGGGGCGGGTGCAGGAGTGTGAGACGGCAGGCTTTGCGGACGGCGCCGCGTATGAGGCTGCGCGGGCAAGGATTTTGAGGAGCGTATAAGGGTAAGGGGGCGGCTGCGGCAAGGCCGCCCCTCATCCGCCGCTGCGGCGGCACCTTCCCCCGAGGGGGAAGGCAAAGAGCGAGGGAGGTGTAGTAAAATGGCGAAGCAATCGCTGGCGAGTGCGTATGTGCAGATCATACCGTCGGCGGACGGCATCAGCGGCAGCCTGGCCGAGGCGCTGGGCGGCGAGGCGGCCACCGCAGGCAAAAGCAGCGGTGCAAGCCTGGGCGCAAGCCTGGTAAGCTCGCTCAAAGGCTTTTTGGCAGCGGCGGGCATCGGTGCGATGCTGAAAAGCGCCTTTACCGGCGGCACCGAGTTTGAGACGGCGCTTGCCAAGGTAGGCACGATCGCCGACACGGCGGCGGTACCGCTGGATACGCTGCAAAGCCAGATCATGGAGGTATCCAACACGATGGGCGTGGGGGCCGCCGACATTGCCGAGGCAACCTACCAGGCCATCAGTGCGGGCCAGTCCACCGGGGACGCGGTAGCATTTGCGGGGCAGGCGTCCATGCTGGCAGCGGCGGGCTTTACGTCGAGCGCATCGGCGGTGGATATCCTGACCACGGCGCTGAACGCCTACGGCCTGGGCGCTGACGAGGCCGGGCACGTGTCCGACGTGCTGCTGACTACGCAGAATCTTGGCAAAACCAGCGTGGACGAGCTGTCCAGCAGCATGGGCAAGGTCATCCCGCTGGCGTCGGCCTACAATGTCAGTCTGGAGAACCTGTCCAGCGGGCTGGCAATCATGACGGCCAACGGCATTGCCACGGCGGAGGCAACGACCTACACCAAGTCGATGCTGAACGAGCTGGGCGACACCGGGTCGGCGGTCAGCAAAATTTTGCAGAGCGAGACCGGCCAGAGCTTTGCCCAGCTGATGGACAGCGGCGCATCCCTGGGGGATGTGCTGCAAACCCTGTACAACAGCGTGGATGGCGACAGCACCGCTTTTGCGGGGCTGTGGAGCAGCGTGGAGGCGGGCACCGGCGCACTGTCGCTTGCGAATGCCGGCGCGGAAAAGTTCAACGACGTGCTGGGCCAGATGCAGGCGGACAGCAACCTGACCGAGACGGCCTACGCCACGATGACCGACACCATGCAGCACAGTATGGACCTGCTGCAGACCAGCGCCCAGAACCTGGGCATTGCGCTGTTTGATTCGGTCAGCGGGCAGCTGGGCAGCGCCGTAGACCTGGCGAGCGGCTACCTGCAAACACTGACCGACAGCTTCCAGAGCGGCGGGCTGGCGGGCCTGGCCGAGGGGCTGGGCAGTATCTTTATGGACCTTGCCACCAACGTGGGGCCGCAGCTTTTACAGAGCGGCATCGAGATGATCGACCAGCTGGGCCAGGGCCTTGTGACCGGCATCCCCAACCTGCTCAGCACTGCGCTGCCGATGGTGGCCGACCTGGCCAGCGGGCTGCGTGAGAACGCGGGGCAACTGGTGGACAGTGGCATCCAGTTTATTTTAAACATGGCGCAGGGCCTGATGGATGGGCTGCCGACGATGATCGAGTACATCCCGGGCATCGTGTCCGACATTGCGGGCATCATCAACGACAATGCGCCGAAACTGCTGATGGCGGGCGTCCAGCTGATTATCACGCTGGGCAAGGGGCTTATCAACGCGATCCCGGCGCTGGTCGCCAACCTGCCGCAGATCATCCAGGCCATTGTGGACGTCATCACGGCGTTCAACTGGATCAACCTGGGCGGAAAAATCATCACGTTTTTCGGCAACGGTATCAAGAACATGGCGGGGTTTGTGGCGTCCAGCGTCAAGGGATTGATGGAGCAGCCTATCGCCTTTATCAAGGGGTTGCCGCAGCAGTTCATGGGCTGGGGCAAAGACATGATCCAGGGCCTGATCGACGGCATCACCGGCATGATCGGCAATGTGGCCGGTGCCATCGGCAGTGTGGCCGACAAAATCGCCTCTATTATTCATTTCAGCCGCCCGGATGAAGGGCCGCTGCGCAACTATGAGCAGTGGATGCCCGACTTTATGGGCGGGCTGGCCGACGGCATCCGGGGCAACCTGTGGCAGGTGGAGGATGCTGTGCAGTCCTTAGCCGGGGCAGTCGCCGCGCCGATACAGGCCAACCTTGCGGCGGGTGCCGCCGCCCCAGTGCTGGCCGATACGGCAGCGGTGTCACCTGCGCAGGGGCAGACCATTACCATCAACGTGTACGGTGCGCCCGGGCAGGACATCAACAAGCTGGCTGACGTCATTGAAGCGCGGTTGAGCTGGAAGATGGAGCGCCGCAAGGAGAGCTTTGCATGAGAAAAGACTTTTTTATTTTTGGCGGTGTCAACAGCCTGGACTACGGCGTACTGCTGGACGGCAGCGGCACGACCACTGCCCCCGAGCGGGACGTGATGACCGTGACGATACCGGGCCGCAGCGGGGACCTGCTTGTGGACGCGGGGCGCTGGAAAAATACCACCGTGAGCTACCCCTGCACTATCGCCCGGGAGTTTGAGGGGCGGTTTGCGGCGTTCAAGCAGGCGTTGCTGGCCGAGGGTGGCTACAAGCGCCTGGAGGACACGCTGCACCCCGATGAATACCGCCTAGCCTACCTGGCGGGGCCGTTGGAGCCGGAGACCATCCCCTACAACCGCGCAGGGACGTTTGCGCTGGATTTTGGCTGCAAACCACAGCGATTTTTGAAGTCCGGCGAGGACGTGCTGACGGTGGTAAGCGGCGGGAAGCTGTACAACCCTACCGGCTGCGCGGCGCTGCCGCTGATACGGTTGACGCTGACCGGCGACGCCAAGCTCAACGTGGGCGGCGTGCAGATGAGCGTTGCCGGGCACACGGGGCCGATGTGGATCGACTGCGATCTGCAGGACGCCTACTACAACAACACGAATCTGAACAAGTACCTGACCGCGCCGGAGTTCCCGGTGCTGGGGGCAGGGGCAACGCAGGTAAGCTGGAGCGGCGGGATCGACAAGTGCGAGGTCGTGCCGCGGTGGTGGAGGCTGTGAGGGGGAAAGAGCAGTTAAAGCAAAGCCGCCCCTCATCCGGCCCTGCGGAGCGGAAAGGATGTGAGGGAAAATAAGTTATCCGAGATATTACGACGGAACGATCGGTCTGCAGGGCAACGGTGTGGGGGTGCTGCGGGATGCTGTAAGCTGCACCGTGACCGAGGAGCGAAACGGAGCGTTTGAACTGGAAATGGTCTATCCCATCACCGGGCAGCATTACAGCAGCCTGGCGCTGCGCGGGCTGATTCTGGCAAAGCCGAACCCCTACGGTGAGGCGCAGTATTTCCGCATTTATAAAATCAGCCGCCCCATCAACGGCCAGGTGACGGTCAACGCGCAGCACATCAGCTACGATTTGAGCGGCATTCCGGTGGGGCCTTGTAAGGCGTTGAACGCAGTCGACGCCTTGCAGCAGCTCAAAAGCCATGCGGCGGTAAGCTGTGACTACCAATTCTGGACGGACATCCAGACGGTGGCAGACTTTGCCGTTGCCGTGCCGGGCAGCCTGCGCAGCCTGCTGGGCGGCGTGGAGGGCAGCGTGCTGGATGTGTACGGCGGTGAATACGAGTGGGACAACACCACCGTGAAGCTGCACAGCCAGCGCGGCACCGACCGCGGTGTGACGATCCGCTACGGAAAGAACCTGACCGACTTGACCCAGGAGGAAAGCTGCGCCGAGGTCTACACCGGCGTCTACCCCTACTGGGTGGACAGCGACGGCAACGTGACCCAGATCACCGGCAACCCGGTTGTCAACGTGCCGGACGGCCAGTATAACTTTGTGCGGGTGCTGACGCTGGACGTGAGCCAGGACATAAAAGAGCAGCCCACCGCCGCGCAGCTACGGCAGGCCGCGCTGGATTATATCGCCGCAAACAAAGTGGGCGTGCCGAAGGTAAGCCTGACATTGAGCTTTGCCCAGCTGGAACAGACCGCCGAATATGCCGACAAGGCCCTGCTGGAGCGGGTGTGCCTGTGTGATACCGTACATGTGCAGTTTGCAAAGTTGGGCGTGAGCGCTGATGCAAGTTGTATCAAAACGGTCTATGACGTGCTGCTGGAACGTTACGACAGCGTGGAGCTGGGGGACGTCCGCAGCAGCCTGGCCAACACCGTGGCCGACATGGGCAAGACCGTACAGAGCACCGTGAACAAGACGCGCAGCGACCTGGAACGGGCCATTGACCGCGCCACACAGCTTATCACCGGCAATCTGGGAGGCTATGTGGTGCTGCACAGCTCCACCGGCGCGGATGAGCCGGACGAGATCCTTGTGATGGATAAGCCGGAAATTGAAAAGGCTACCAAGGTCTGGCGGTGGAATCTGGCCGGTTGGGGTTACAGCAGCAGCGGCTACGGCGGGCCGTACCGCCTGGCCGCCACGATGGACGGTGCAATCAACGCCGATTTCATCACGACCGGAACTATGAGTGCGAATCTTATCCGGGGCGGCGTTCTGCAGTCCACCAACGGAAAGTTTGTGTCCAATTTGGACACGGGCGTCACGACTTTTAACGGCGGGCTGGTTGTGAATAGCGACAACTTTAAAATCGGCTCGGACGGGTCTGTGGACATCACCGGAAAATTCACTTCGACGGTGTCGGAGAGCAAGTGCGTCATCGACAACGCCAAAATTGAAATGTACCGCAAGACTAACGACGGAAACTGGCACATGGGCGCGTTTATGTCTACATGGGGCAGCAACAACGCCGTGGGCCGCTTGGTGCTGTACGGCCCGGCGGCCAGCAACCCCAACAATATGATCGCTAACGTCACAATGGCTGGCCAGTATGAGGGCGGCGCTATCGCGATCAGCGACGCAGGCGGCAACGTGAAGGTGCAGCTGGGCGTGGACGGCGCGGGCAACGGCTATGTGCTGGTCAACGGCAGAATGATACAGTGAGGTGTTTTTAAATGGCGGTAGCCAATTACAGCCCACCCGCAGAAGCGCTTATCAAGGCGACGCGGGCGGATTTTGACCGGCGTGACGTTGTGCTGCCGGTGCATCTTGTACAGTACGACGATACGCTCCCGGTGCTGGCCGTGGCCCTGTACAAGGGCGGGCAGCCCTGGACACTGCCCACTGGCGCGGATGTCAACCTGCGGATGGATAAAAAAGACGGGCACTATGTCTACAACCCCGCGCTGGGCGTGAGCAGCGACCGCAGCACAGTTTATATGGCCGTGACTGCCCAGATGACGACCGGCTGCGGCACGTTCGCCCCAGTGGTAGAGGTGCTGGCGGGCGGTGGTGTGGCCGGTATGGCCGCCCTGCGGCTGGACATCGACAGGAACCCGGTGCAGGATGGGATGCTTGAAAGTACGGATGAATATAAGACCGTGCAGGTGCTGGCCGCTGAGGTGGCCGCCAACGCCAAAATCGTGCGGGATAATGAGGCGGGCATCCAGGATGTGCACGAGAACATCGAGGCCATCAAGGCCGCGCCTGCCAACGCCACGGCCGCTGCGGCCAGTGCCAAGGAGGCCCGCAGCTGGGCCGTGGGCGATACAGCATCCCGCCCAGGCGAGGGTATGGACAACGCCAAATACTACGCCGCGCTGGCCCAGCAGGTCAGCCAGGGCGCGGTAGGCTGGTACCCGAACTACGAGGCGCTGTACGCGGCCCACGATACCGGCTACGACGGAAACTGGGCCATTATAGGCGATACCGATACCATCTGGGTGTGGGACAGCGACACGGGTGTCTGGAAGGACACTGGTGAAAGCAGTAAGTTTGCGAATTACTACGACAAGACTCAAATTGACGCAAATTTCTACGGCAAGACTCAAATTGACGCAAATTTCTACGACAAGACCAAAATCGACGCAAAACTGCCCAAGCCGGTGACGGTTACGGTGGCAGCCAGCGCCTGGACTACCGGTGATTGCACGGTGTCCTGGGACGATGGCAGCACGAGCAGCTACACCACCTGCGCCACTGTCACGGTGGCCGGGGTAACGGCAGACAGCCGGGTTGCTGTAAGTGACCGAACCCGAGTTACGGATGCAGTGCGGATGGTAGCCGCGCTGGAACCCGGAGCCGGGGTGGTTAAGTTTTATGCGAACAGTGCGCCGACGAGCGCGGCGGTGTTTGTTTTGGAGGTAAGCCAATGAGTGGAGCAGCGAATAATCCGTACTTTGAAATCAGTAGAGAACCCAGTAGAGACGACCTGCTGCGAATTATGACAGCCCCCAACGCCGTTGCGAATGGTCGTGCGTCAAGCGGCGCATCGCATAAGGAGGTATTGTGCAATATGACGAATAAACGATATTTTGCAGGGGGGCACTCTAAGCCCCGGATTGCCGAAAGGCGGTGTGGAACATGATCGTGCAAAATATGGCCGCTCTATGCCCGTACAGGATCGGCGATTACTTGCAGACAGAGAACCCCACGAACCCTGCCCTCAGCTGGCCCGGCACAAGCTGGGTGCAGGTGCAGAACCGCATGCTGATGGGGGCCAGCGATACCTACCCCGTGGGCAGCGAGGGCGGCGAAGCACAGCATACGCTCACTGTGTCAGAGATTCCGTCCCATCAGCATCAGCTCCACGGATGGGCGATCCAAATCCAATCCGGATTCGGTGGCTCATTAGAGCAATATGCACCAACTCATCCCTACGACAAGTACGACAACACAGGACTTACGACCCGTCAAGCGGGTGAAGGTCAGCCCCACAACAACCTTCCCCCTTACCGGTCGGTGCATATCTGGCGTCGGACAGCTTGATCCCCGAGATGGGGTGCGTGGCATGATCTGCGCAAACCCCGACAGTCAGGTATCGGCGGCGATGCGAACCATTATGGAGCTTCCGATTCTCATGGCGTTCGCCCGTTTTTCTGTATCCGAGTACGGAAACTTCAAGCACTGGCGGCAACCAGCAAATGCCCATCGTGAACAAGTACACGGCATGTTATATGTGGAAGCGCACCGGCTGACCCCGAAGTGGGCGGCGGT